CGATAACCTACGTCGCGGGCAACACCGGGAACGACGCGGCGCGGCAGTTGCTCGCATTCGCCAACAAGGCGGGCCGGGAGATCGCCCGTCAATTCTCCTGGCGTGAGCTGCTGACGGAGCACACGTTCGCGACCACCACGGCCACGGCCTACGCCCTGCCATCGGACTTCCACAAGATGGCGGACGAATCGGCCTGGGATACGACCACACAGCGCCGCCTGATTGGCGACATGAACCCTCTGCGCTGGCGCGCCATGAACGCCCTGGCCCTCAGCACGTCGCTGCACTTCCATTACCGGCTGCGCGGGACGCAACTCCACCTCTATCCAGCTCCCACGGCTGGCTTGGTGATGGCGTTCGACTACCAGTCAAAGAACTGGTGCACTGACGCTACCGGGACGGCTCAGGCCGCATTCGCTGCCGACACAGACGTTGCCCTCATCCCGGAAGACCTGATCGTTCTGGGCATCAAGCGATACTTCATGGCAAACAACGGCATGGATTCCGCTGGTGCTATAGAGGAGTATACGCGCGCCTTCGACCTGCTGAAGCGCGCCAACCTGCCGGGCGGCGTCATCGACCGGGCGGCTACCGTGCCTCAACCCCGCATGGGCTACACCAGCAACCTTCCGGACGTGATCAATGCTTGACCCGCGCGCTATCTCCACCGAAGGGCAGGCATTCACCGTGCCCGCGCCGTTCAAGGGCCTCAACGCCCGCGATAGCGCCATCACCCTGGCCGCCGACGAAGCGCGACTGCTGGAGAACTGGTTGCCAGATGGCCCCCGCTGCCGCATCCGGCCCGGATATGAGACGCATTGCGACACGGGCGAGACGAAAGTCTCATCCTTGCACGCCTTTTATGACGACACCGGCACCGACCTTCTAGCGGCGGCGGGCGGAAAAATCTATGACGTGACCGGCGCTGCCCCCTCAGAACTGGCGACCGGCTACACCAGCAACGATTGGGTGATGGCGCAGCTCAACGGCTACCTGATCGCCGTCAACGGCGCGGACACGCCTTGGCGCTATGAGGGGACAGCGGTCACGGCAACGGGCTTCTCCGGCGTCACCCTGTCCACCCTGCGCACGGTGGATGAGGCAAACGAGCGGCTGTGGTTCACGGTCAACCAGTCGGCTGATGTCTGGTACGCCGGCCGAAACGCCATCTCCGGCGCCCTCACCAAATTCCAGCTCTCCCAATATTCGGCTGGCGGCTCATGTGTGCGCGTTTTCGGCCTCAAGGATTACACCTGCTTCCTGATGAGCACCGGACAGCTCATGGTGTACGCAGGCAACCCGGAGAACAGTTTCGCCCTTCAGGACAAGTACATTTCACCTGAGCCGGTCGCCAGCGGCGCTTATGTACGTATGGGCGGCGACATCATCATTCTGACGGCGAGTGGCCCAATCCCGCTGGAGCTTATCACCTCTGGCGTTGCCTTCAACCTGGATGCGCTCGCCAACTGGGGCAAAATAACCCCCGTTTGGACGGAAGATTATGCCCTGCACAAAGACCTCGCGGGCTGGGGGGCGACCTTCCACAAGGGGCTGCTGTATTTCAACGTGCCGACTGATCTAACGCGGGCCAAGCAGTATGTGTTCAACACGCGCAATCAGGCGTGGACGGTTTACACCAACCTGAACGCCGCGCAATGGGCGCACATGGGCAATGAAATCTATTACGCCGACCTGTCGAGCGGAGAGGTGAAGCACCACGACACCGGCACGGACGGCGGAAGCGCTATCGTTGCCGTCTCCCGCCAGGGCTTCACCTATCCAGTGCAGGGGCAGCGCGACGCAAAATACACCTTCTCCCGCTTCAACATCAAGTGCGACGGCATCGCAGAGGCGCAGTTCGCCCTCGACGTGGACTTCGACGAGGCGGAGTACCAGCAGACCGTTTTCGACATCCAATCGGCTGGCTCGGGCATGGCCTGGGGTGACGATTGGGGCAGCGATTGGGGCGCGTCCGGTACCGGCGTCCGGCACTGGCACAAAGCACGCGGGCGCGGGCGGGCCGTTGCACCGGCTCTTCGTGTATTCTCCAAAGCCACAACGCTGGACTGGAACACGAGCGAGATTATCGCGACACGGGCGGGGCTGCTGTGACCAAGACGTTCACGGTTTACGGCCATGACGCTGATGTGGCGGGCTGGGCGTTCCACATCTGGCGCTGCAAGCCCTTCCACATCGACATGGCCGTTGGCATCGCGGGCGAGGACGGGAAGCTGTGCGGGGCGTTCGCATTCAGCGGGTGGACCGGAAGCGACGCGGAAGTGCATTTCTTCGGCCCTGGCACGCTCAAGCGCCACATCCTGCGGGAGATTTTCGCCGTTGCCGTCAAAGTTCTTGGCCTCAACCGGCTCACGGTGCGCACGCGCAAGCCGTCCATGGCGCGCGGAGTGCGGAAGCTCGGAGCGGTCTATGAGGGATGCCAGAGGCGCGTCTACGGCCCGACCGATGGTGACGAGCACAAGGCCGAATGCTTCGCGTTCTTCCGGGAGCGCATGGAAGTCTTGGCAGGGATGAAAGGCTAATTCAAATGTGTGCAAGTGAACCGACTGATCCTAAAGTTGCAATTGACGCGCAGACTGCTGCAAATCTTGAGAATTTGCAGAATACAGCAAGTATAAACGCTGTAGACCAGTATAACCCGTTCGGCAGCACTGTTTACCAGCGCGACGAAAATGGTGTTCCGCTTGCTCAAAATACGTCGTATAGCCCCCAACTGCAAGGGTATATTGACGACACTTTCGGAACATCTGCCGCGTCGAACGACTACAAGCGCAACCAGTATGGGGCCGGAAACGCCTATCTTGACACGGTTTACCCCGCGTCGCTGGCGACCGATCTGAACAGCCAGGATCTGCTAAACCAGAAATATGGCGCGTCGAGCAGCATCATTGGTCGCTTGCCGGGCGAGAACGTCTCGGCGAAGGACACAAGCAGCATTGCGGATACGTCCTACCAGCAGTTGGTTGGCCGCCTCCAGCCCCAGATCTCGGCGCAGGGAACAGAACTTTCGCAGTCACTTCAGGATCGCGGAATTCCCGTTGGCAGCGAAATTTATAACAACGAGATGAGCCGTTACCAGGCAACCACGAATCAGTCGCTCGCCGACGCGGCCCGGCAGGCTCAGTTGGATGCCGGCGCGGAACAGACGCGGCAGGTTGGCGTTGATTCGTCCCTGCAAATGCTGCCCTACAACGAACTGTCGGCCATGGGGACAGGCCAGTATTCGGCGTCAAACCCGAACGTCGCGGCGTCTCAGCCGTCATACACCGCGCCTACAGCGATAAACACGGCGGCCCTCAGCACCCCAACGACAAATGCCATGGGCGCATATCAGTCCGCCGACGCTCAGAACGCATCAAACAGCCAAGCAAATTCGAGCGCCATTGGGTCTATGGCTATGGCGGCCATGATGATGATGAGCGACGAGAACCTGAAGACCGACCGCAAACCTGCCGATGGCGAGCACACGCTCATGATGATTAGGGAAATGCCGGTGGACAGCTACCGCTACAAGGATGCGGCGCGCGCGGAATACGGCCTGCCTGAGCACCGCGTCGGCCCGATGGCGCAGGACTGGCAAGAGGCTTTCCCGGAAAGCAGCGACGGCCACATGATCGACATGGGCGGCATGGTTGGCCGGCTAACGGCGGCCGTGAAGGCTCTCGAAGCGCGCACCGAAAACCTGAAACACAAGAGAGGCTAATCGCATGTGCGGAGCATCGGACGCATCAACCAGCGCAAAACCAGCGGCGGCGACCAGCGCCACGCCGGTATCGTCGAGCACCTATCCGGCTTACGGCAACCGCTTCAAGCCAGCTCAGGGGATCACGCCGGAGAGCATGGCGCAGTTGCAGGCTATGCGCGACAAGGTGATTGGCCGCGCCTCCGGCACGCCTTACACGTCAGCGCCTCAAGTATTTCCCCAGTCTGCCGCCGGTAGCCCCGCGCAGCCTGTTCCGGCCGCGCCAGCGGCTACCCCACAGACTGGCGGGGCATCTCAAACACCGGACTTGGCTGCGCTGAGCAAAATGCCGTTTTTCGGCAGCTTGGTTCAAGCGCTGATGCGCCGTCAAGCAGGTGGCGCGCAGTCCGGCGGAAACACAGTCGCTTAAGGATCACAGAACATGCCTTCACCGTGGACGAGAAACGATCCGATTTGGAACAACATGACCGACCACCAGAAGGCCGCCGCCATGGCGCTGATGGAGGCCGGAAAGAGCAAAGTTGGCGACGCCATGAACGCGGCCAGCGCCATGGTAAACCGGGCGGGTAAGTCCGGCGAGCCGCTGGGGGCGCATGTGTCGCGCTCCATCTACCAGCCCACGATTGAGCCGTCACAGCAGGCGCGCCTTCCTGGCATCGTCAAGAGCCCTGAGTACAGCCAGCTCACGGACTATGTGGCCATGCGCCAGTCCGGTGAGATCGCCGACCCGACCGGCGGGGCCACGCATTTTCTTGCCAAGCCCAATGTCATGCTCGGCCTGGAGGCGCAGAACCCCTCGAAATATAAGAACTGGGGGCCTCGCGGCGCGAACTGGACGGGCTACGATTCGTCCACAGGGCAGTACTCAAATCAGACGTTCGAAGATAGCTCTCATGCGTTCCTGGCGCCGGAGGGCCGCGCTGACGGCGCTCCTGCCGATCCTAACGGCTCCATGATGGCAGAGCGGATGAAAACCCGGCTCGCCCAGACGCAGGGCGCCTACGACGATCAAGGTAACCCCGTGGACGTTGCCAGCGGACAGACGATGCCCACAGAGCGCACGGCTCAGGCCGGCACAGGCAAGGCATCTGACGCGGCCCCCGGCCGTCCTACGCCCGATAACATCCCTCTCCCCCCGGACGGCACCAAGGCGGCACTTGCACAAGCCATGATGCAGCAGGCGGCAGGCTCGCAATCCCGCAATGGCTGGGAGGCACTGGGAAACATCGCCAAATACGGCGCCGGCATGTACACCACCAGCCAAGCCGCCGACGAAAACCGCGCCTGGAAAACCAAACTGCGCGACGCCATGGCGGCGGCGGTGAACAGCGGAGACCGCACAGCGCTGCTGAACGTCATGGCGCAGAACCCTGAGACGGCCAACGCCGCCGCGTCAGCCATGCTCGCCGCGACTGGGCCGAAAGCGCAGGATTGGCAGGTGATGCCAGCGCAGACGGATAGCTACGGCCGCCCAATGCCCGCCCGCATGTTCAACAAGCATACCGGCGAGGTGCGCGAAGCTCCTACCGTTTCAGGACAGCAGACCGTCGCGCCAACCCCAGCTCAAGGACCGGCTCAAGCACTGGCCATGCCGGAACAGCCCACGACGTCCAGCCAAGCGCCTGCGTCTTCTCCCCCTCAGCCTGGGATGCAGTACGGCATGCCGGTTCCAAAAGCGCCGGAAGGCTATGTGCACCGCCAGGACGCCAACGGTTTTCAGTACCGAGATGGCCAGCCGGTTTTCGTGCCGAAGGCAGAACTGGACACTGAAGCCAAAAAGCGTGAAACGAACCAGGACCAGATAAGAACAAACGCGCAAGGCGCAGACGCATTCCTGCGCGGCCTCGGACGGCTTCAGGAACGCACGGACACCGCACCGGAAGGCACGTTCGGGCCTATCTCGGCAAGCGAGACTAACCAGACCCTAAATCGTATGTTCGGCACGAACGCTGACCGTCAGCAGTCCCGTGACATGGTAGGCCAGTCCCTGAAAGACCTGGAGCTGAGCGTGGCACAGATGCGGATGAAGGGCCAAGGCGCTATTACCGAATCTGAACGGGCTATCGCGCGCGGCACGCTGCCGTCACTCGACAAACCCATCGAGACCCAAAAGGCTATTTTGAAGGGCCTGGAGGATGAAGCTGTGCAGCGTCTGCGGGATGCTCGGGCCATCGGAATGGAGCTGCCGAAGGCGGCGAGTGACCACCTTGATCGGGTTGACGCGGCGGAGAGACAGAAGGCGATGGCGGCTCAACCGGCTGGAGTTCCGGCGCCCGTCCCAGCCCCCCATGCTGGACCTCGGGCAGCACCAGCCACGCCACAAGCTGCAACGCCTGCGCGGAGGACGCCGGGCGACCTGACAGACGATGAACTTAAGCGCGCGTTGGGGTTTTAAACCATGGCCGATATGGAATTGATGCTTGAGGCGGAACGGCGCGGAATTCTTCCGCCGGACACGCTAGAATTGCTGCAAGAGGCTCGGCGGCGCGGCATGGCCCCGCAGGCGATAGGTGCCGGCCAGACGCCTGCGGCGCAAGGTCAGTTCGACGAAATGCCGAAGACGTCTCAGGGCGCGCCGGTTCCGTTTGACCAGCAGCCATCGTCTTTCCGCGACCGCCCCTCAACCGGCGGCACAACTCCGGCGCCGGTAAACGGCGTTCCTGTTGAGCCAAGCGAGTTCAGATCCAGCCCTCTCACCAGCCGCCTGTATCGCGGCTATCTGACGGCGCTCGAAACGCCTACCGGCATTGAGCAGCTCGCAGCGCGCGGCGTGGACTATGCCGCTGGTAAGATGGGCTACAACCCCGGAGCCACTGAGGGGGCAGACGCAGATGCGGCGCGCCTCTACGCTGAGCGCGTTACGGCAGAGCGTGAAGCGGGCTACGGAACGCAAACAGATCTGGCAGGCAAGAAGACCGGGCCGGAGTTCGACCCTAACCGCGTACTCGCCGCCGTAGCCTCGCCAGCCAACCTGGGGCTGGTTAAGGGCGCTGGGGCGGTCATCCCGCAGGGGAAGGCATTCCTCCCGGCCCTCGCCAGTGAAGGCGCACGCGGCGCTCTGTTCGCCTCAGCGCAGCCAACTGAGGGAAAACCGGCGGACTTCTGGCAGGAGAAGGGGCAGCAGGCCGGTGTTGGCTTCGCCACTGGCGCGGGTATGCAGGGTGTGACGAGCACGGTTGGCCCCTGGGCAACGGAAAAGGCGCAGGCCCTCATTAAGCGCGGTGTGCCGCTGACCGCTGGTGAAACGCTTGGCGGCTTTGCGAAATACGTCGAGGACGCCGCAACGAGTGTGCCGATTCTCGGGATGGCTATCCGCTCGGCGCAGCGCCGCTCAGAAGCTGGCTTCAACCGCGCGGCCCTTGACGAAGTGCTGTCGTCCATCGGCGAGAAATCCACGGCGCCCGTCGGCCGGGAAGCCATCAAAGAGGCATCGGCGAAGATATCGGCGCGCTACAACACCGTGGTGCCGCAGATGCGCGGCGAGTTCGATCAGCCGTTGCAGCAGGAGATTGCCGCGATCAGGACCACTGTTCCGGCGGAGAAGCAAGCGGCGTTTGACGATGCAATTTCGCGCAACCTCATGGGCAAGGTGAACCCAGCCGGGCGTCTTGACGGGCGCGACCTGCAAGCCGCCATGGCCGACATCCGCGACGAGAGCACCGGCCTCATAAAGTCGAACGGCAGCTTTCATGACAAGACCCTCGGAAGGAAGCTGGCTGAGGTGAACGATGCCGTCACGGACATGGCGGCCCGGCATAGCCCGGCAGAGCTGACACAGAAGCTAAAGGATACGAACCTCGCCTTTGCCAAAATGACGCGCTTCGACCGCGCCGCCGGTTCCGTGGCGGCTGAGGACGGCGTTATTTCAGCCTCGCAACTCTCCAATGCCACGCACGTCATGGACAAGTCGGCGCGCAAAAACGCCGTGGCGAAGGGCGAGGCCAGAATGCAGGCGTTCGCCGACGACGCCAAGTCCGTCATGAGGAAGCGTGTTCCTGACAGCGGCACTGCCGGGCGCGGGATGATCGGGGCCGGAATATACGGAGCTGGACTTGGCACGGGCGTGGCGTTGCCCATGGTGGCGACTGACGCGGCCCTGGCGGCTGGATATCTACCGCCCGTGCAGGCCGCTATCCGGTCCATGGCGGCGGGCGGGGCTGAAACGCGGGCGGCGCTGGCGAAGGCGCTTAAGGACACAGCCCCAACGGCCAACATCGCGACCCTGCCCTATCAGGCCATCCAAGCCGAACTTACCCCAGAACAGAAGCGGCGCGAGGCGCTACGCAGAGCCATGATGGAGAGACGATAATGCCTATTTCAGGTGGAGTTTACACGCGCTCTGACGGCGTTCGCACCGGATCAACCGTCAACGTCGCGGCGCAGGCGGCTGGTGCCAAATGCACGGCGGCGCTGGCTGATGCTCGGGAAAACGATCTGGCTGGCGGCATCAACGGCAGCATGTTCCGTGACGGCTCAAACGCCGCCACCGGCAATATGAACCTTGGCTCGCACAAGATCACGGCCATGGCTGACGGCACCGTGGCGACGGATGCGGCGACCAAGGGTCAGGTGGATGACCTGTTTTCCACATGGGGGTTTACTCTCACCCTGGCCGCAGACGCCGACGCGGCCCGTGCGATCCTTACGCCGTTCCCTTCCGGCACGACCATGGCGTTCTACCAAGCCACAGCGCCGGTTGGCTGGACGAAGGTCACAACCTACAACAACGCCGCATCGCGCATTGTGAGTGGCACTCCGTCGAGCGGGGGCACGGTGGATTTCACCACCGCATTCACCAGCCAGACGCCGGCGGGCACAGTAGGCGGGACGGCAATCAGCTCGGCTCAAATGCCGGCGCACACGCACACGGCGACTGTCACGGACCCTGGGCATACCCATTCGTATACTGTAAATACAGGCACAGCCGGGGCTATAGGATCGGGTGGCATTGTGAGCCATACGGGCGGCACGACTGGATCGTCGGCCACTGGCATCACCGTCAGCAACGCGAACACTGGCGGCGGAGAGACGCACACGCATTCATTCACCGGCACCGCAATCAATTTGGCTGTGAAGTACGTCGATTGCATGCTGTGCACCTGCGATGCACCAGCATGACCAAGCCCGAAAACAAAAGCGGCATGCGCTGTCCGCAGTTCCGCGATAAGTGCTCGAAAGTCTGCCACACCTGCGAGCTGTGGATACCGCTTGCCGTCACGGACAAGGCCACCGGCGTCACATCGGAGACATGGCGCTGCACGCAGGTATGGCACGCCATGATGATGGTGCAGGTGGGGCAGGACGTACACCAGGGCGCAGCGGCGACGGAGAGCCTGCGCAATGTCATCGCCTCAGGGCTGGCCCGCACCAGACCTGCGGTAACCGGGCACGCTGATTATCAGAAACAGGTAACCATTCAACCAGGAGACTAGCCACATGGCTGCGTTTATAAAATTCAACAGCTTCGTCGAAGCCATGGCCGAAAAGGTGCACGACCTCGACAGCGACACGCTGCATATCGCGCTCAGCAACACGGCGCTGTCTGCTGGCATGACCAATCTCGCGGCGGTGACACAGATTACCGCTTCTGGCGGCTATGCGACCGGCGGTAAGCAGATCGTCATTACCTCTGGCTCTCAGTCTGCTGGCACATACAAACTCGTGCTGGCCGATCTGGTGTTTACGGCGTCCGGCGCGGCGATGGGGCCGTTCCGCTATGTCGTGCTCTACAACAACACGGCGACGAATGATGAGCTGATCGGCGCGTGGGATTACGGTTCGTCCATCACGCTGGCTGACAGCGAAACTTTCACCGTCGATATGTCGCCCACGAACGGCGTCCTCACCCTCGCATAAGGAGACCTGACCATGGCTGCGAAATTTACACCGGAAGCGCTGGCCGAGCGCCAGAAAGAGTTGAAGGCTGAGATCAACAAAATCACGGCTGTCACCGGCCCGAAGCGCGAGGCCCGCGATAAGCACGTGCAGGATTCAGACACCAAGCGGGCGGCGATGAACGCCGAACTGAAGACGCTGGAGGGGCCGCTTGCGGAACTGCACCGCGAGGCCGCCATGATCGCCAAGGCGCTGGGCGGGAAATCGCTTGGCACGCAGAAGGCATAATATGTATCAATAGCTGGCGAATCCAGAGGACATGGCTAATGGCATACGCCAGCATAGTTTTCAACGGCACAGATGAGGTTCTAACTAGGACGCTATCAACGTCGTCTCCTGGCACGACAAAGTTCACGTATTCGTTATGGGTGAAACTAGATACAACAGGGAGTATTGATCAATTTTTTCAGGCAATAAATGCACCAACTAATACTAAATACATATACGCTCAGAACAGCTCAACTGGGAATTTAACGCTTGCTCAAGAGTATGACGCTGAAGACTGGGCAGAATCAACTACATCAAGCGTATTTACTAGCACTGGTGTTTGGCACCATGTCCTATATTCATTCGACAGCACCAATGCAACGGTTGATAATAGAATACGCATATACTTTGATGGAAGCCTTGCCGCAGACACGGACGGAGCAGCCGGCGCTCCTGGGAATAGCGAAGCTCACCATCTGTTCACCAATGGACTACAACATCAAATTGGCGCGTTTCTTGATGTATCAAGCTATTCTGACGGAAAGATGGCGTTCATTGAGGTTATCGACGGGGCGTCACTAGACCCTACCTCATTTGGGACGACTATAGGCAGTACATGGACGCGGAAGCCATATACCGGCTCTTACGGAACCTACGGTTTTTGTCTTGATGGCTCAAATGGCTTCAATGACGTATCCGGTAATGGGCAGCACTTCACTGGCGTCAACATGGATGCCAGCAATCTTGACACTTCCGACCTTCCACCGTACATCACCAACCCGGTTATGGCGGCGGCGGAAGGATCGTTCGGCCTGACTGGTGTTGCAGTGGAGCTAACGCGCACACGCGCACTTCTGCCAAGCGCCGGTTCATTCTCTCTCACCGGCCAGACCTCTGCCTTGACGAAGACACGCGCCCTTCTTGCTGGAGCAGGCGCATTCACCCTCACCGGCAAAAGCGCCGCGTTATCCGCTGCGTTCACCGCTATGGCTGGGCAGTTCACCCTCACCGGCCAGGATGCGGCATTTTCGATCTTCTCGCCCGTAAAGGTGATGGCCGCTGACGCGGGCGCATTCGTGCTCACCGGCCAGACTGCCGCGCTGGCTGCGTTCCTGGGCACCGGAAAGGGCGCATTCGTGCTCACCGGGCAGGATGCCGCACTTTCACGCACATGGGCGATGCTGGCGGGTGCTGGCGAATTCACCCTGGCCGGGCAAGCCACCGCTCTGCGCGCTGTGCGCCTGCTGTATCCCGACGCGGGCGCGTTTGTGCTGACGGGGAAGTATGCGGCGCTATCCGCCGCGCTTGGCGCTGGGGCCGGTGTATTCCTGCTGTCCGGCCAGGACATCGCCCTCAGCTCAACCCGCTCTCTCGTGCCTGGGGCTGGTGCATTCGTGCTCACTGGCAAAGCGGCCCTTCTCAGGGCAACGCGCTTCATCTACCCTGCGGCGGCAGCGTTCGCCCTCACCGGCCAGACGGCCACGCTTACGCCCCATCGCATCATTCCCGCTGGCGCAGGCGCGTTCGTCCTGACCGGCCGAGCATCCGTTCTCAGCCGCGTCGCCATCCTTCCCGCCGACGTTGGCGTATTCGCTCTCACCGGACAAATCGCTGCCCTCCTGATTTACCCGCCGCGCGACGTGGTGATTCCCTACCAGTACGAGCAGCTTGTTTTCCCTCTCTCCCGCAGGGTGGTGGACCCCAAGACAGGCATGATCGGCAACGAGTGGCAGGCCTACATGCGCCGGTTCAGCGCCGCGTGGAATGAACTGCAAACGCTGGTTTCGAGGCCAAAATGACGACGCCGCCGCACACCGTCGCGTTCCAGGCATCCGCCACCAGCAACGCCGCGACGATCACCGGGCCAGCCAGCATCGTGGCGGGCGACATCATCGTGCTGCTGGACCGGGCCGGGAACACCGGATCAGTGCCCGGACTCGTCACGCCAACGGGCTTCACGTCCATCAACAACGTCACGGACGGCAGCTTCTACCGGCAGAACCTGTCTTACAAGGTGGCGACCGGCACGGAGGCCGGCGCGTCCATCACCGGCATGTCCTACGGCGGGGCGGGCTACACGTGGAAGGCCATGGCCGTGTTCAGGGCCAGTGGCGAGGTGGAATCCGTGTCTGTCGTGGACGCCGCCGGAGAGAGCAGCGGCGGGAACCCAACGGCTCAAAGTGTTTCAGCGGGCAGTGGCATAACGCCCCTTGTCGTCATCGGTGCCTATTCCACACATTATGCGACGGTCGATCCTCGCACCTTCAGCACGACGAAGGACGGAGAGATTTCCCCGGACGTTTCGTTGTATCTTGCCTACAAAATTTACAATAGTTCTCCCGCCGATTCCTCCATCGACATGGACGACGAGGGCACGAACAACGCCCTGCAAAGCTGCTACATCCAGGTAAACGTCAAAGACGTGCTTGAGGCAGCAGCAGGCAGCTTCGTGCTCTCGGGCCAGAACGTCGCGCTGTCGGCCTCGATAAACGCATTGGCTGGCGCCTTCGTTCTCACCGGCGTGGGAATGGACCCAAGCTTCTCTCACCCGCCAGTTCTCACGACCTTCGTCGAGCGCCTGAATGCACCGCTTGGCTCGCAGTTCGTTGACCAAAACGGCATGCTATCCGGCGAGTGGGAAACATTTTTGAAACAATTCGGCGACGGGTACAACGAGCTTCAACTCGCGGTTGGCCGCCCTCATTGACGAGACGCGGGCCGCTGTACAGGCGCCCGCGCCTCTCACCACATACCAGCCAGGAAGGGCTGCCACATGGCTTACGCAGAAATACAGCACATCAACGGACGGGACAAGATGCAGCCGGACCTTCAACCAGATGCGGTGGAAAGCTCGGCGGAGCGGGCAATACGCCTCTGGCACGATCTGGGGCTTATCTGGAAGGGCATCGGCGGGGCCTTCGCCGCTGGACTGCTGGCTTGGCAGCTTGGGGCTTTCGCTGTCCCTGGGCGGATCGCCGCGCTGGAAAAATCAGACACGGGAATGCAGGCCGACGTGAAGCAGCTCGCTGGGGATGTTGGCGTGCTCAAGATCGACATGGCGGCCGTGAAAACGGACGTGGCCGCGATCAAGGGAGACCTGAGGTCGTTCAAGGACGAGGTGAAAGCGGAATTTAGGGCCGGGATAGCTGAAATGAAGCTCGCCGTGTCCGGTGCTCCGGCGCAGGTTGCCGCGGTGCAGCAGTCGAATGCTCAGGCGGCCACAACCCCGCGTGTGGCCGCCGTTGCCCGGCGCAAGACGGCGAGACTTGGCCATAAGCCAAAGCCAAGCTTATGGAGCACCATCACAACGGGAAACTAGCGCCAGAATAGATCGTTGCGGTCTCCGTTGTCAAATACCCTATTCGCCAGCATGATTGATCGCTGCTTCAGGGCGTGCAACCATATTCTCATCCTGATCCTGTTCACTATCGAGAACGCGAGCAAAAATGCCATAAACGCGGCGATAAGAATCCAGACGATCATGATTCCCTCCACCAAACAACCCCAGTCGTCAGGCACCTCAATCCCTGGGGCGGCTCGTCCGCCAAGATTCTTCTAGTCATTGTTTCACAGCCTCCTTTGCCTCTGTTTCGATCTGTTTTATGGTCCTCTGCACGGTCGTTCTGCTGATGCCAAGGGCCACTGAAATGGCCCTCTGGCTCTTCTTCTGGGCCACCATGGCCCGAACCAGTTGTTCAGTGGTTGGCCTGATCGGAACCACGTTTTCGGGCAGTGGCCCATGGGGTGGCCCGCCCGGCTTTTTTGGGCCACCCTGGGCCACCTTTTTTTCATTTGTTTTCAATGGTGGGCCACCCTGGGCCACCTGCGGGCCACCCACCTGGGCCACCCCTGGCCCGCCCTGGCCCTCAGAGCCATTTTGGTGGGCCGGTTCGGTGGCCCTATAACGCGGCAAAGGCGGGATCGCCGCCCCGCCTGGTTCTGATCTGAATGTGGCCCAGAGAGCCACCTGCGCCGCTATGAGAAGCCCTATCGGGACCGCCGGTTCCCATCCCATAAGAAAATGTTTCACAGACGGCCTTGCAACGTCTGGTGGAGCCTTTGACCGCTGTTCTATTAGCGTGTTGATTGTGGAGTTTAGGCCTGCAACCTTCTTCTCTGCGCCCTCCCTGATCGACATTTTCGGGGCGTTGATGGACGCATCCTGCGCCAGCTTGAGGGCGGCCCGCTGACCTTCCAGACTAACATCAATCTGGTGCAGGCGCTCAGCTTCGCGGGCCTCCGATGCTCGGACCGGCGCCCAGCTATCCTGAAAGGCGCCCTGGAGCTTGGCGACGTTCGCGGCGCTGACGTAGGCGGCGGCCATCAGCCACACGGTGCCTATCGCGACGCACCCCATATTCCGGCCGATGCCGTGGAAGTGCCAGAAGGCGGCCCCGAAAAGCAGCAGGATCGCGTCTGCGATGATCGAATATGCCAGCGTATCCGACGCCCCGCTATCCAGCGCCGCGTGGATATTCGCCCATGCCATCCACAGGGATATCCCAATCGCTATGAACAGCGTCCCAAACTGCCAGCTCCAGCCCTTCATGCCGCCTTCTTACCCCCCTCTTCGCCATCCGAACCATCAAGGAAATCCTCGGCCCTTACCGCGCCGTTTGTCAGCACCTGAATTGCGAAAGCAGTTTTAAGGGACGGCACCGACTTTCCGTTAAGGATGCGGCTAACCTGGTTCGGATAGATGCCGATCCTCACGCACACAGCCAGTGTCTTCACCCCGTTCCTGCCCATCCATTCCTTCAACTTGCGTCCACCATCCATGATAGCTGTCTCCTTTCCAACTCAATGTAACATGGATTAACGTAACGTCAAGGGAAAACGTACTCGATACGTCACAATTGCGACAAGATGACGCATGCTGCAAAATGAGCTTGACCTTTCCCACTATCAATGATATATGTTTTAGTTATAGAGGCTCTGGATAGGCAATCGCCGCTGACACCCTTAAGCGAGACGCACCCCATACGGGGACCGCACCCCTCATCGGGGTGGATATGCAAATCGAAGGAGGATTGAGAATGCTGATGAACATGAAATCCATGCTGGTCTGGGAGGAGGTCGCCCCGCAGATCATCACAGACGCGAATTATCACGGGGACATCCAGCGCATCCTGGACGCCATGGCGCGGGCGCACACACACGATGGGATTTCCGTCGAGGAGTGGGCGCGGTTCACTATTAACAAGCTGGATATCCAAATGCAGGAGGCTGCATAATGCGGATTGCCACGCATGAATGGGCGGAACTGGTTTCGGAGATCGAGGCCCGTGCCGTTGCACACAACGAGGAAATCGCCCTCATTGAGACGTCAGCCGGGGACACCATGACGGAATGCCGGGTATGGGTTGAAGAGCGGTCGCAGCAGCTCGGGAGCTGCCTGTACCTGTTCGACGGGGTTGGGCTAGCAACTTGGGGAATCATCAGGACGCATACCGGGCTGGTGCTGCCAATCGCGGTGGACCCGGCCGGCGCCATCGGGCCGATAACCGCGGCGCCGGTTAAATGGGACCGCTGGGAAGGCCGCCCTATTCAGGACATCGCGGACATCATTTGCATCATCTGAGACAGGAGAATCATCAAAATGTTCGCAATAATCGCAATTATCGTAGTTATCGCCGCCAGCGCATGGGTTTTCAGAGCCATCGACCAGGCGGAGGCCACGTTCAACGAACTCGTTTCAGAAAACGCAAAACTGCGTTCTCTGGTTGAAGCGGGGCAGAAATGACAGAGGCCCAGAAGCAAGAGCTAGCCGGCGCGCGGGCGCGCGTTATGGCGGCGCAGGCAGGAAAGCCTAGATCGGTTAATCCCGATCTAGTGCAAAAACAACAAGTTACGACTTTATCCACAGGCAAGCAGATGGAGTTCAAGAACCTGCTCGCCGCCGGTTGACGACGATTAACCGCGGGTGTATGAAATATCCCATGTTGAGATTTGCGCCCGCGGGAAACCACGGGCTTTTTTTCGTGGAAAAATGGCCGCTCCGGGAGCAACCGGGCGGCCTGACAACGCGCATAGGAGGCGCATCGACATGATCGATAATACCAGAAAGAACGGCGATTTCAAGGGCAAAAAAAAGCCTGAGCAGACGGCTATGCCGAAGCCTGTACGGCTCGACGCGGAGCGAATCATTCTCGGCAGCATCCTGGCCGACAACCGCGCCTACGATAGGGTTTCGGATATTATCGAACCAGAATCGTTTTCAAACGCGCTTCATCGGCAAGCATACGAGACCATTCAGCGGCTGGTGGCGCGCGGCGGGCGGGCGGATATCGCCACCGTCAAGGGAAGCCTCACAGAGCAGATACCGGACGACACTTCGATTGATGGCTACGTGGCGGAGACCCTGCGCAGGCAAGTTCGTAAGCCTGACGAGTTGATCCAGTACGCACTTCTCGTCAAGAACGCGCACGAATGCCGGGAGCTGATGAACGCCTGCCAGACGTTCACCATCAAGGCCGCCGCCGGCGAGGGGGGGGTTGCGGCGGACATGAGCCGGGTTGTCTCTGACATCGCCGCTGGCGAAGCGTCGGCTTCCTACCAGCACATTTCCTCTGGATCAGAGGAAATGCGGACTTGGTTCGACGACGAATCAGTTCCTGGAATCCCCACGGGTTTCACTGGCCTGGATAGGATGATTGGCGGCCTGCATCCGCGCCGGCTGCTGTTCATTGGCGCCCGGCCGAAGCAGGGGAAGACCGCGCTGCTGCTGTCGATGATGGCCAACATCCTGCGGCAGGGCGTGCCTGTGGCGTTCTTCTCCCTGGAGCTGAAGGACGACGAGGTGAAAAAGCGTCTGGTTTCCATGATAACGGGCATCTCCTACGAGTTCCTCGCCAACAAGACGTTCGACCGGAACCGCCTCGGGGATGTTCACGGCGCGATCGACGAGGTTTCCCGCTGGCCGCTCCACATCGACACGCTGCCGGCGCGCACGACATCCGCACTCAGCGCCAGGGCAAGGAACGCTGTCCGACTGGACGGAGCCAAGGTCATTTTCGGTGACTACCTCACGAAGCTGGGCATCGAGCGCAAATCGTCGAGCCGGTATGATTCCGTTACTCAGGTCTGCATGGATCTGGAGGACATCAAAAACAACCTGGAAATCCCCATGGTGTTCGCCGCCCAGCTCAACCGTGAGAGCATCAAGCGCGGAACCGAGACGAACTTCTCAAAGTTCAACCCCATCGCCTACCGGCCGGTGGAGAGCGATCTTCGCGACTCCGGCCAGATCGAGCAGAGCGCCGACACGCTGATTTTTCTGAACCGGCCTGAATTCTATCTTCGCAAGCTGAAACCGATCGACGAAAGCGCCATCGACCAGCAGATGGCCTGGGAGCAGGAGATGACCAAGTACCGGAACAAGGCTGAGGTGATAGTCCATTTCAACCGGCACGGCCGGGACGGAGACGTGAAATTCGTGTTCGACGGCCCCACGATGCGGTTCGACGAGGAAGCCGACGCGCGCCGCGTTCCCCGGCAGTGGGACAGATGACATTTCCGCAATCCGGGAACGCATTCCGCATTGCGGGAGAGGGACTTGACAAATTCGAAAATCGGTGATAGCGTAACGACAGAAGCGCCGGAGGTGTCCAGCCTCCAGCGTTCTAAATTTCGGGCCTCAAGATCGTCCAGCCGGTTCAAGGTGTCGATCGAAGCATGTCAGAGTTTGTAGGCAGTGAGCGTTTTGCGTCACCCGTATGCGTACCGGGCGGAGTTGTTCAAGGGTTTCCGCCCGTCTCTTTTCGCCATCGAAGCGGTTTCGTGGCGACACCAACGCAATTGATCACGGAAGGATCAATCACAATGAGGACTGTAGCATACCCTACCCCCACTGTCAACTACCTGCCGATAAAAATTCCGCAGGGTGGAACCCTGTTCCTATCCATGGGATACGCCCGCCGGTGCGGCGTCGATGACCTCCAGGGGGCAGCAGGCCTTATCACTGTGGACCATCTTGGAGCCATCACCACCGTAGACCTCCCGTACCTGGCCACCGTCGAAGTGGAGGGACGGGCATGAGCAGCATTGCCTCTGGGATCGCCTGGAAATGCAAAACCAAAACTCACGCTGAGAAATTGGTTCTGCTTTCTCTCGCTGACCACCACAACAAATCAAACGAAAAATGCTTCCCAAGCGTGAAGGTTCTGATGGATGACGCGCAAATATCCCGCGCTACCGTCTTTAGGTGTCTATTTTCTCTGGAAGAGCAGGGCTTTATAAAGCGCGAGCCCACATTTTCAGACGGCGGAAGGCAGACAAATAGCGAGTACACCCTGATATTCGTGGGGTCTCATGGTGAGACCCCCCCGTCTCACGGCTATGAGACGGGGAGGGTCTCACCACGAGACGGGGGAGGGTCTCACCATGAGACGGGGGAGGGTCTCACTGGTGAGACCCCTCTAAAGACAACCGGAAGAATCAACCGGAAGAATCAACAAGACTCTGCGCAGCGAGCTGCGCCTGATGTGGCTGAGCTGAAAAAAACGGAGAAAGGGAAGGCGGCAGATACCAAAAAGCCAGCACCTCTTCAGGCCAACAGAAATCCAGACGCACACGGAGCCTCATTCGAAGAGTTCTGGTCTGCATACCCTCAGAAAAAGGGCAAGGCGCGAGCCAAGCAGCTTTGGGGCAAGCTCAAGGCATCAGACCGGGCCGCGGCGATTGCCTCCATACCAGCCTACCGGAGCACGGAGAGCGTCCGCCGCGGGTTCATCCAGCAGGGGGACACGTTCCTCAGCAAGCGCACCTGGGAGGATTTCGACACGTCGGATAGTGCCGGCGGCGGGGCGACCAGCGAGACGATGCTCACGGCCGCCACACTGAGCATCCACCGGAACACGATCATCGACGCGGCGAAACGCTGGTGGAAATGCCTGTCGGACATACCGGCTGACATCGCCGAAAGGGCAAGGCAGCGCATCGAGGCTGAAAATTGGGCACCGTACCAGGAAGGGGCATTCGCATGACCTCCTACGCACAGCACGCCGAAAGCTACGCCGATCGCGGATACAACCCGCTGCCGATCCGCGCCGGCCTGAAGCACCCGGTTATCAAAAAATGGAGCGCCTGGGGGAGAGAGGCCATTCCGCTTCCCAAAATCGGGGAGTGGAGCGCGGACAGCCTGAATACCGGCATCTGCCTCTGCACCGGCTACGGCGGCCTCATCGGCATCGACGTGGACGACGGCGAGGCTTTCCCGGCGGTTCGGGAGGTGTTCGGCCGCCTGCACCTTCCGGCGAAGGTTGGCCGGCGCGGCGCCACCGCGTTCATGTTCGACCCATCCGGCCAGATCGCCAACCAGAATCTGCACACCCCGGCGGAGCCCGGACACCCTGCAGGCCGCGTCCTGGTGGAAATCCTGGCAGCCGGGCGGGCGACCACCATCCCGCCTACGATCCACCCTGGCACGGGACGGCCCTACACCTGGAGGAACGGCGACCTGGAGACCTGCCGGCCGTCAGACCTGCCGGTTATCACGCTTACGATGATCGCCAGCCTGCGCGCCGCTCTCGGGCCGCTGCTGGCCGTCCAGCCGGTTCCGGCCGCCATACAGGAACCGGCGCCCGCCGCCTGCCCTGGCGACATCGACCGGCTGCGGATGCTCCGCTACGCCGATCGCATCCTCGATCAGCAGGCCGCGGTGTTCTCCGGCATGCAGGATGGCCAGCAGCGAAACCGGGCACTGTTTCAGGCCATCTGCACTCTCGGGCGGTATGTGCACAACGGCATCCTGCCCAGAAGCGCGGTTGTCTCCGCGTTCCGCGCCGGCGCCGAGCTGAATGGCCTGCTCGCCGACAAGGGCGAGAATGATTTCTCCGCCACCATCAAGCGCGGGCTGGACAGATCGGCCCGCGATCCCCTGCCGATCCTCCGGGACCGGAACAACCTCATCGCCGCGGCGCGCCGCGCACCAGCCTATGCAGGTGCATCAGCATGAACACCATGAGCGTTGACGAATACCGGCGGCTAGTGGGGACGAATGCCCCGTCGCTGGCGGAGGAACCGGCCAAAAAACCGGCCAAGTATCGCAACGAGCCGGTCGTCATCGACGGCATCCGCTTCGATAGCAAGGCCGAAGCCCGCCGCTGGGGCCAGCTCAAACTTCTGGAGCGCGCCGGCGAGATTGTTGACCTGGAGCGTCAGACATCCATCCCCTACTGCGTCAAGGGAAAGCTGATTTTCACCTACCGAGCCGATGCCACCTACCAACGCAACGGTGCGTTGGTCGTCGAAGACACCAAGGGCGGCGACACCACACCGCTCTACCGCCTGAAGAAAAAGCTCATCGAAGCCGAATACGGCATCAAAATCACGGAGATCCGCCCATGACCATCGTCACCACCAAGCGCCGGCCGAAACTCAAAGCCGTAACTGCTCCCCGCACCGCCGTCAAGGAGCGCCCGGCGCCGCGCGCGCCGCACGCCACCCTCCGCATCGAGACCACGACCTTCAACTTCGTGGAGTTCCGCGAGGCGAAGCGGGTTCGGGACGACACCGAGGCCGCAGAGCTTCAGGCCCGGCTTGACCGCGAGGCCGCCCGGCTCGCCAAGGCCAAGGCCAAGGCTGAAGAGGCCATCCTCCAGCGCCTGCGCGACAGGACGGTCATCACCAACCCGTGGGAAACCGACACGCCGGAATGGCGCGCCCAGCACATGACGGCCGGCGACTGGAGAATTATCATCGACAGGGCGCTTGTCCTGCACGATGCCGCCCCGCCGTCCCAGCTTTTCAGGAACAGGGAATACGCCAACAGCCTGACCACCATCCTGCTCGACCGCCGGAAATGGCGCCTGTTCGACAAGGACTTCGAGGCCGAGGCGTATATCGCCAAGGAGGGGGAATGGGCCTGGAGCGTATTGATAGCTGCTGAGACGGCAGAGGAAAGCCGTACAGCCACGAAAAACTGAGAGCTACCCCAATAACCCCCTCGCCTGTTTCGCGTCTGTGGGGGCAACGTCGCAAGCCACGATAAGGAAAACGACAATGCCTCACGCCATCACATCAGAACGCACTGCCCGCGCCAGTGACGCCGGATGCGGAATCGAAATCACCGAGCTTTACACCCCGGCCGGCTTCCCCAGCGGAGAGAAGCAGCAGCGGATAATTCCGCCGGTTGAGCTGCTCCTGCGCGGCGGTAAGCTCGACGGAGGCCAGTACTCTGCCGCCCAGTATTACGCCTCCCTGGTTTTCCGCATGATGCGTCTCATGCCGAAGCTGACTCAAGGGGATATCCGTCTCGCGCGGTCCACGAACAACATGCGCGGTCTGGAGCATCGCATGCACGCTGTCGCCATCATCGTGCGCATTCACGACTCCTTCGACCCGGTATGGTGGCCGGCCCTGGCTTGGGTGGGCGTGAACTATGAGCACGGCCGGTCAGCCCTCGACCTGGGGCAGGAGTATTATCCGTACCTTAGAAAATCGCAGCAGCACGCTAACGCCGTGGAAATCATCCAGGCCGTGACCTCGAAATTGTGCGATCATTTCGAAAGAAACTCTTACGGATCAAAGGATTAGATCTGCGGCACATTGTCGCAAGCAAAATGTCTTGACTTTGCCGGAAAACGTGGTATGAAAATAGGTAGAGTTATAACTGCGTCTGGAGACAACAGTAAGCCGCTCCCGGAAACGTTAGAAACCAGAGTTAAGGATTTCTTAACGCTTTCACGTGACGGCTGTCAATGACGAAATCGGCGCTTGATGGCGACGAGGCCCCCGCCGGCTTGATGGAACTCCGGCCGGCGGGGCCAGTTTTTGCGTTACCAGCAATCCCGTAACGGAACAAAATCAAGGGGTTAGAATGGCTGCCGAACCCAAATGGCTCACGCTGGCTCGCGCTGAGATCGGCACCCATGAGATGCCAGGCGAGCACGACAATCCGGCCATCCTGGCCTACTACAAGGACGCCGGACACGCTGATATCCGTGATGAGTCCGTGCCATGGTGCGCCGGGTTCGTCTGCGCCATGCTGGAGCGTGCTGGTGAGCACAGCCCCAAGACATTATCCGCTCGCGATATGCTGCGCTGGGGCAAGAAGCTCGACAAGCCCCGGCTTGGCTGCGTCGTGGTGTTCTCTCGCGGTGATCCGCGCGCATACACCGGCCACACTGGTTTCTACGCTGGCGAGGAAGACGGTTTCATCTTGCTGCTGGCCGGGAACCAGGGCGATCCTGGTCATGGAGACGAGGTGAGCATCAAGCGCATGCCGAAGGCGCGCCTTCTTGGGTACAGATGGCCTGTCCAGGCGAAAAACTCCACCACGACAAAATCCGTTGCCGCTGGTGTAGCCGCTGCCGCCAGCACTGCTGCCGCCGCCGCGACAACCGTAGTTTCCGCCGTTCCCCAGATCGCCGCCACGTCGCCAGATCAGGCCCTCGCTATCGGCGGAGAGTTCAAGACCATGGCCCATTACGCCCCGATGCTCGGCTTGATCGGCTCCATCATCGTTGTTGTGGCGCTCGGATGCATCGCCTACGCCCATTGGCGTGACCTCACCAAGAATGGCAAGTGATGTGGCTCATCGGCTCGCTCATTCCCTCCATCGGCCCGCGCACGCTGCTTGCCATCATCGGCGCCGTGCTGCTGGTGTCCGTCGCCGGGCTGATCTACCTCGCCGGAGTGCAGCATGAGCACGCGAAACTTGTCGCCCTTGATCTGCAATGGCGGCTCAAAATCGAAGAGGCCAACCGTGCAGCCGAAGCAGACACAAGCGCTCGCCTCCAAGAGGCAACCGAAGCGGCGGCTGCTGTCATTCCTGCCCCTGCTGATCGCAGCCAGCTTATGCGGATGTGCCGCGACGATGCCAACTGTCGAGATCAACGCCAGCAAGACAAGCAACCCGGCCGTGTGCCGCAGCCTCAAGCCGGTGCGCTGGTCTCCAGATGACACACGCCTGACAATCGACGAAATTCGCCGCAACAACGCGGCCCGCGCAAAGGCGTGCAGATGATTACGAACCAGGGCGCCAGGCAGCAGTCAGCCCGGAACGTCACCGGCACCGATCTTGATCCGAATGGCGACGTGCTGTCGCTCATCGTGGCGAACGGCCACACGGTGAACGATTTCAACGGCGCTCTGAAGACCTGGATTGATGGCTCCGTGCTCGGGGAATCCCCTCCCGGTATTTCCGGTTCCATGCAGGCCCTTGCTACGGCTCACGGCTTTTACAACTGGTCTGCCATGAACAGCCTGTTCGTTCCCGGCGGCCCGGTCCTCGCCGACATGGCGTCAATCTCTTCGGACAACAACTACCTCACCGCCGATGGCGCTTTTTTCACTGCTGACGCTGGCGCGCTGACGGCCGACAGCTCAACCTACACAACGGACAGGGCTTAACATCATGGCACGGGAAACTATCGGCGTAGGCACGGCGGCGAATGACGGAACCGGCGACACGCTGCGCGCCGCGCTTGTGAAGTGCAACACCAATTTCACGGACCTTTACAGGCTCACCATTGAGGCGGACAAGGCCCCTGCCATCAACGGTAGCGTCACCATCTCCGGCACGGACGCCACGACGATCACGTTCCCCGGCGTGGATGCGACGCTTGCCGGTCTCGGCGTTGCTCAAACCTGGACCGCCGTGCAGACGTTCACGAACAGCGACATCAAGCTGCTTGGCTCGTCAACCGGCGCGACAACGTTCACCAGCGCGAACACTGGCGCCAGCAATTACACGCTGACGTTCCCCGCCGTCACCGATACTCTGGCAGGGCTGGGAACGGCGCAGACTTTCAGCGCGATCCAAACCTTCAGCGCCGCCCCCGTGGTGAACAACAACGTCGCCTTCAACATGAAGCTGGCGGCCGGCACATCCACGGCAGCTCTCAAAGTTGACACGTCCGACATCCTGCATCTGGGCGCTTCTGGCTTCGCTGGCATCCAGGCTGATGAACAGCTTGCTCTTGGAACAGCCACGGCGGCGCTGCTGGCCGGTTCTGGCGCTTCCGGTGCGCGGGCCGCTCTTGGCGCTACCGCTGGCAACGCCATCGAGCTGTATCTCGACGCCACGCACACCACCGGCGACATGCGCGCGATCTATGCCAACTTGACCTTCAGCGGCACCGGCGGTGCTGGTGAGGCTATGCGCGCGTTCGGCGTTATCAACAACAAGACCGTCGCCACCGGCGGCACTGTGAACGGCGCTCACATCTCCCTCGGCACGGCTGGCGCTGACGCCGCTGTGTCTGGCGCCGCCAACGCCCTGCGCGCGACGTTTGGCATTGCTGCCGCATCGACCAACATCGGCGGCACCTGCGCCGTTATCCAGGCCGACACTGACATTGCCACCGAGGCAACCGTGCCGGCGAACTTCGCGTTCATGCGCTGCACGAACACTGGTGCCAAAAAGTCCAGCAACCTGCTGCGCGTCCCGAACGTTGCCGGTGAGACGGCCGGCCTGCTGTGCGCGCACACCACGCAAGGCATGACGCATAGCCTGCGCTTCGTAAGTGAAGATGGCACCGTCTATTACCTCATGGCCACCAACGCCAACACCAACCGCACCGAGGCATAATGGCAAGCAAGACCATCACATTCACGGAAGGGGAGCTTCAAGCCCTCATCCAGCTTATCGACCTGGGTGTGCAGAAGGGCGGCCTCAGCACCGCCCGCGGCGCCGCACACATCGTCAATCTGATCGAGGCCGCGCCGGAAGTGGCCGAAACCGCACCAACCACATAGGAGACACGAGCATGCCGCCAAGGGCGACCGCACCACGGTCTATCCCGAAGGCTCGGAAGACCAAAGCCGGGACCAAGGGAAAGCAGAAGACAGCAGAACTGAAGTCCCCGCCGGACTGGGAAGCCATCGAACCGCTCTATCGTGCAAACCAAAAATCGGTTCGCGAGATTGCAAAGCAGTTTGGATGCTCAGACACCGCAATACATAAGCACGCCAAGGAACAAGGCTGGGTTCGGTCACTCGCAGAGCGTGTCAAAAAGAGCGTTCGTGAGCGTTTGGTTCGCGAAGATGGTTTGCAAAACGGTTTGCAAACTAGCCGTGCAACTGACGATCAAGTGGTTGATGCCGCATCCCTCGCCGGCTTCAATGTGGTTGTCTCGCATCGCAAGGACATCGCGCAGCTAAACCGGATTAAGGCTCTGCTGCTAAACCGCCTGGAGAAGGTCTTGAGCAACGATAAGCCGGATGGCCCTTGCCTCGGAGAGAGGGAAAGCCCTGGCGATCTGCTGGAGAAGATGGCCCGCATCACGTCCAGGCTCATCCCGATGGAGCGCATCGCCTACAATCTGAACGACGCGGCACCGAGTGAAAACCCGCTGGAGGCAATTTTGGGGCTGGTCGATGGCGCGCGCTGGTCTCCTGGCGCGGCCTGAGGCCGTCCGCATCGCCGACCACTTCCGGGATTTCCGGTGGCGGCTGGCCAACCTCTACTGGATCACGACGAAGGACGGCAAGCGGCTGAAATTCGAACCGAACTGGGCGCAGCAACGGTTCCTGGACAGCATGCATTCCATGAACGTGATCCTGAAGGCTCGGCAGCTTGGGATGACGACGTTCATTCAGGTGTTCATGCTCGATCAGGTTGTGTTCAACTCGAATGTGAAGGCAGGCACCATCGCTCACACGCTGGGCGACGCCATGTCGATCTTCGAGGAAAAGGTGAAATACCCCTACGACAGCCTGCCGGAGGGCATACGGGCAGCCAGGGGCCGCATAAGGGACAGCCGCACGGAACTGGCGCTGAACAACAATTCGTCGATCCGCGTCGGCACGTCGATGCGCTCAGGCACGCTGAATTATCTGCACGTGTCCGAATACGGCAAGCTGTGCGCGAAATTCCCGGAGAAGGCGCGAGAGGTGCGCACGGGCGCGTTGAACACCGTCCAAGCTGGGCAGTGGGTTGCCGTGGAGAGCACCGCCGAGGGGCAGGAGGGCGGCTTCTTCGAGATGTGCGAGAAGGCCAGGGCGGCGCAGCGTTGCGGCTCCAGGCTGACTGAACTCGATTTCAAGTTTCACTTTTTCCCGTGGTGGAAAGAGCCTGCATACCGAATCGACCCGGACGGCGTTGTGATCGGCGCCGACTTCGAGCGCTACTTCGACGAGCTGGAGGCACGCCACGGCATCGCGACGGACGGCGCTCAGCGGGCTTGGTATGCCAAGAAGGCCGGCGACCAGCTCGGCGACATGAAGCGCGAGTTTCCGTCCACGGCTGACGAGGCATTCGAGGCCAGTGTTGAGGGGGCATATTACGGCGCCTGGATCGAGGCGGCAGAGACGCAAGGGCGCGTTGGAGAGTTCAAGTCCGATCCGGCTTACCCGGTCCACACTGTCTGGGATATCGGCGTGGGCGACGCTACGGCAATTTGGTTCTTCCAGATACTGCCGGGCGAAGTGCGCGTCGTTGGGTATTTCGAGGCATCGGGCGAGGGCCTGCCGTTTTACGCCGCGCTGGCGAAGCGCTGGTACGAGTCCCACGGATGGAGCCGCGAAGGCGCCCATGACTTCGTGCCGCATGATGCGCGCGTTCGCGAGTGGGGCACTAAAAAGACGCGGCTGGAGCAAATGACCGAGGCGGGCTTCAACCCGCGCATTCCGGCCGCCATGGGCATAGACGACGGTATCAACGCGGTGCGCGCGCTGCTGCCGATCTGCACATTCGACGCGGCCGGCACTGCCGAGGGCGTCAAGGTGCTGAAGGCATACCGCAAGGAATGGAACGAAGAGGCGGCGTGCTGGCGAGACGCACCGCTGCACAACTGGGCCTCACACGGGGCCGACGCATTCAGGTATCTGGCGAGCGGCCACCGGGATGTCAGGCCCGTGAAGGTGGCACCGAAGAAAGCGCCCCCTGGTGCGCTGACATTTGAACAACTCATGGCACGCGAGCAGGAGCTTGCAAGCCGGGCGAGGCACACGAGATGACGGAATCTGCCATAGGCGGGATTGTCGAGACCACGGCGGAGGAAGAAGGCGGCGTCATGAGCGACCCGTCTTCGAAGCACTGGCTCGCCGAGATCGACGCCGCGCTTGACCGCGAGGAAGAATGGCGCAAGCAGGCGGAGAAGACGATTTCCGCCTATCGTGACGAGAAGACCCGCGAATTCGGCCGGCTGAACCTGCTGGCGGCGAACACGAAGACCATCGAGGCGGCATGCGGCAGGGATTTCGGCAAGCCGAGCGTATCTCGCAAAAACCCCAAGCCCGGCAAGGATCAGGCGATTGCGCGCACCGTGTCCCTGGTGCTGGAGCGCGCGCTTGAGGCCAGCAACGCCGATAACGGCGACGACGCGGAAATCATCGCTGCCGTCAAGGACAGCCGCATTCAGGGGCGCGGCAACGTCTGGCTGGAAAACGAGAGCACCACGGACGAGGCGACCGGCGGAGAGACGCAGGACACGCGCCTTGTCCACGTCCAATGGGACAAGTTCATCCACGGCCCCGCAAAGGATGTGCGCGAAATCCCGTGGGTTGCGCGCGGCCATCTGTTCACACGCGACGATCTTGACAAATATTGGCCTGACCACGCAAGCGACATCCCCCTCAGCTACGAGGAGAAGGGCAGCAAGGGCGATGTCAGGGGCGACGGCAAGGACGGAGATCGTTTCAAGCGCGCCCTTGTCTGGGAAATTTGGGACAAGCGCGACCGCACGCGCATCTACGTCGCCGAGGATTACGAGAAAAAGCTGCAAGAGGACGCCGACCCTTTCAGGCTGAACGGCTTCTTCCCATGCCCCATGCCGATCTATTCCGACCGCACGGAAAATTCCCTCATCCCGCTGCCGGAATACGGATTCTATCGTGACCAGGCCGAAGAGGTGAACCGCATCAGCGAGCGGATTTACATCCTCACCGACGCTCTGCGCCTGCGCGGCGTGTACAACAAGAGCGTCCCGGAGCTGGCGTCCCTGCCGGAGCTGGGCGACAACAAATTGATCGCCGTGGAGAGCTGGGCGGAGCTTCAGCAGGGCGGCGGGCTGGCGGCGCAGGTGCAATACGAAGACCTGACGGCAACCGTGCAGGTGCTGGAGCAGCTTCACGCCCAGCGCCGGGAGCTGATCGACCTTATTTACCAGATGACCGGCATCAGCGACATCGCGCGTGGCCAGACCGACCCGCGAGAGACCATGGGCGCCCAGCAGATCAAGCGGGATTTCGGCAGCGTTCGCATGGATGAGCGCAAGGAAGCTCAGCAGAAATTTGCTCGCGACGCCTACCGCATCAAGGGCGAGTTCATCGCCGAGCACTACAGCCGTGAGCAGTTGTCCGAAATGAGCGGCATCGAGTTGCCAGGTGCCGATGAGCAGGCCGCCGCGCAGCAGGTACTTGCTCAGGCCAAGCAGATCATGGCGCAGATGCAGCAGTACCAGCAGGCCGCACAGCAGGCGCAGCAGGCCGGGCAGCCCATGATGACGCCTCCCCCGCAGATGCTGCCGCAGGAGGTTGTACAGAGCGCACAGCAGGCCGTGCAGGCGACGGCGTGGGAAGACGTTGAGGCTGTGCTGCATTCCGACTCCATCCGCTGTTATCGCATCGGCATCGAGACGGATAAGACCGGCCAGAAAGACGCCAGCCAGGAGCGCACAGACCGCCTCGGCTTCCTCACCACCATGATGGGCGTGATTGAGAAAATGGCGCCTCTGCTGGCGCAAGGCCCGGCGATGGGGCCGTTCGTGAAGCAGTCCGTCATGTTCGCGGCGCGCGCGTTCGACGCCGGCCGCGAGGTTGAAGAGCAGCTTGAAAACGCCATCGAACAGGCCATCAAGCAGCCGCCCAAGCCGCAGAGTGCAGCCGACCCGGTTGTGGCCGCACAAGCCAAGCTGCTGGAGGGGCAGGCGCAGAAGGCGATGGTTGACGTGCAGATCGCCAAGCAGAAGGGCGATATTGACGTCAAAATAAAGACCATCGAACTGCAAATCAAGCAGGAGGAACTGCGCATCAAGCAGGGCGAGGTTGCCGCCAAGGCCGCCGGGCAGCAGATCGAGTTGCAGGGCAAGGTGATGGCATCCAATCCGGCACTTGGCTTCACAGATGAAGGGGGAATGCCACAATGAGCAGCTACCGCAAGATTTTCCTTCACAACGGCGGCACCGTCACCATTGAGAACGGCGTTGTCACGGCCGGCACAATGCCGCCGGAGGCCGCTGGCGGTCCCATGGTGTTGCCCGACATCAGCGAAGCGGGCGGCGAGTTCGTCAGCCCGATTGACGGCAGCCTGATTTCCAGCCGCTCGCACCTGCGCGCCCACAACCAGCGCCACGGCGTTGACCAGATCGGCAACGACTACAAATTCGAGCAGCGCTCAGCCGACATGATGAGCCGCTTCGGGAAAGACCCTGACGGCCAGTACAAGGCGAAATACCGCGAGCACATGAACGCCATCCAGGCGTCTTGGACAACCCCAGACCGCCACTAATCCGAGAGAGGTTCACCCCATATGACTGACGAGACCCCCAACGCGAGCGCTGCCGCGGAAGGCTCTATCGAAGGCGGGGCAAGCGCGGACACCACGCCTGCCGCCACTGAAGCCCGCACAGAGGCACCGGCCAGGCGCAGGACGATGCGCGAACACCTTGAGGACATGGACCGTGCCTCAGAGGCACGCTCAGCCGGTAAGGAAGCAAGATCCACGGCGCGCACCACGACGGGAGCGCCAGGGGACACCAAAACGGCGTCACCTGCGGCAGGTGTGAGCACACAGACAAACCAGCCCCAAACCGGGGCTATTTTTTCGCCTCCAGACCGCTGGCCTGCCGCCCGCAAGGAGCTGTTCACGAAGCAGCCGCCGGAGGTCCAGGAAGCATGGCTGGCTCAGGGCAAGGAATTTGAGGCTGGCTTCACCCGCAAGAGCCAGGAGCTTTCGGAAAAGGCGCGCGTGGCTGATGCCGTGACGAGCCTGTTCACACCAGAGCACCGGCAGGACATGCAGCGCGCCGGTATCGCCGACGAGGCGGGCGCCATGAAATACCTGCTGGCGCAGCACGACTTTTACAAGCGCGACCCCATACGGTATGTCGCGAGCATCATGCAGAGCGCAGGCATCGACCCGCGCGTGTTCATTCAGGGGGCCGCTGGTTCCCCTCAGCCGGCCGGACAACAGCCTCCTGCTGTTCACCCTGGCTTGCTGAAAGAAATCGGCACATTGCGCGAAACGATCTCGCACCTATCGGCGCGGGAACAGGAGCGCGTCACTCAGCAATTGGACTCCACTATCGACGCATTTGAGAACGCAAAGTCAGCCGACGGGCAGGCGCTGCACCCTCACTTCGCTCGCGTGGGTGATGCCATGATTGAGATCATCCGTTCGGACCCGCGCCTTCGCGGCATGCCTGACGGTGAAGCAAAGCTGCAACGTGCCTATGACTTGGCCGTCTTCGATGACGCCACGCTTCGTCAAGAGATCATCGACGCTGAATATCAGCGCCGCGTCTCCGCCACGCAGCAGGCCGCGCCAGTTCACAGAGCACCGACATCTATCAAGCCTGCGGCAGGTGCGCCGGACGCATCGCGTGGACACAAGAAAATGACCATGCGTGATGTCTTGGAAGCGACTGACCGTAAGTTTGGCATGTAACCCCTCAATTAAGGACTGACCCAAATGAGCGATCCTAATAGCAACTTTAGCGAGTATGCCTCTACGGCAATCGCAAACTACTCGTCCACGATGGCTGACAACATCGGCGACGACATCCCTCTTTATGCCTACCTCAAGCAGAATGGCAATGTCGTTCCGTGCGACGGCGGCACCCAGATCACCGAGCAGCTCCTGTACGGGGATGACAGCACGGTGAAATGGTACGATGGCTATGAGCTGCTGGATGTCACGCCGAACGACCACGTGACCACCGCGTCTTTTGACTGGAAACAGTTGAACGGCAATGTCGTGTTCAATGGCCGTGAAATCGCCATCAACTCCGGCAAGTCGCGCCGGCACGACCTCATCGAGGCCCGTCAGAAGGCGTTGGAAATCACGCTGAAAAACACCCTCGGCGCGGCCATGTTCGCCAACGGAACCGGCAGCAGCGGCAAGGAGATCAGCGGCCTCCAGGCCATGGTTCCGACCACCTACAACACCGGCACCTATGGCGGCATCAACCGCGCCACGGCGGCCAATGCTTGGTGGCGCTCGCAGTTGTTCGACGCTTCGGACAACTCCATTACGCTGTCGGCAACGGAAATGCTGCACGGTCTGAACCGGGCTCACCTGCTCGTGTCGCGCGGCCTGGAAGCCCCCGATCTGATCATCATGGGCGCTACGCACTTCGGCTTTTTCGAAGCGCAGCTTCAGGCCAACCAGCGCTTCACCGAGCCGGGCAAGGGCAAGGCGGGCTTCCTGGCGTATAAGTACAAGGGCGCCGACGTGCTTTACGATCCCAACTGCACCACCACCAGCACCTATCTGCTGAACACGCAGTACATCCGCCTGCGTCCGCATTCCACGCGGAACTTCAAGGTGGCTGAGCAGAAAATGCCGACGCAGCAGGATGCGACGATCATCCCGACATACTGGATGGGCAATATCGCCTGTCTCAATGCCAACATGCAGGTTCTGCTCAACACCTGAGCAGGCGGGCGGTCTCAGTGACGCGTTAGCGATGCTGTGGCGGGGGTGGGCGAAAACCCTCCCCCAAACGTCTTTTATCTTAACAACCTATTGGAGAGATTCCAATGACTCGCTCTTACACTGTAGGCGCTAACTTCGCCGCGACGCATTCTTCCCCGCAATTCGCCCTTGGCGACCGTGCTTACGGCTCTGACCACACCGAATGGGTGTACGTCCAGGCCAATGGCGCAATCACGCAGTATGCCTGCGTTGGCGTTGACGAGAACTTTCAGGCGTCGAATGTCACGTCGGCAATCGGCGATGCTGGCTGGCTCCCTGGCTTTGCTCAGGTGGCTTTCACCGACGACTATTACGGCTGGGTGGCTACGAAAGGCTCGAACATATACGTTCTGGCCATTTCCGCTCTGCCCGACGCTCAGCTTTATGTTGGTGCCAGCGGCATTTCGGCTGGCGTGGTGTGTAGCACGTCTGATACCAGCCGCATTCTGCTGAACGGCGTTGTGCTGGTGACTACCGCCAGCGCTGGCACTTCCGAGGCTATCGAAATCCTGGCCACGAACCCGTTTTTTGACGCCTAACTGAGTTTGGCGGTGGCGCGCCGCCAATAACCGCCGGGCTGTTCTCTCGGGCAGTCCGGCACCCTTCCGAGAGAGGATTTACCCCTGATGACTGACACTGAAATGACGTTCCGGCCCGTTCAGGCATTCGAGGCCACCAAGAACACGGACACGGCGACGATGATCGCCAACCTTCACGCCAACATGGCGCAGGGACTGCCCGTCTTCCGCATGGCGCAGGCTTGCGTGATCGGCGGCGGCCCCAGCCTGAATAAATACGCTGACGAAATTCGCGCCGCGCAGAAGCGCGGAGACACGATTTTCTGCATGAACGGCTCTGCTCAGTGGGCAATTGACCACGACATTTACCCTAACGTGCACGTTTTCTATGACGCACGGCCCGAAAATGCCGCGTTCATCACGGCCCTGCCCGCCGGGCTTTATATGGTGGCAAGCCACGCATCGCCGGAGGTTCTGCGCCAGCTTGAGGGCCGCACTGTGGAGCTGATCCACGCTCATGCCGCCGAAGAGCTGCTGGACGAAGTGCGCAAGCATTACGCTGGTCAGCAGGTTGTGGGCGGGGCCATCACCGTGGGCCTGCTGATGCTGAACATCTTGCTGGTGAAGGGCTTCCGCAAGGCGCGGCTGTACGGCTACGATAGCAGCAACGCCAGCGATGACCACCACGCCTACCCGCAGCCCCTCAACGATGGCCGAGAGCTGAAAACGTTCCGGTTCCGCGACAAGGAATATCTCGCCGACCCGGCCATGGCGATGCAAGCGCGCGAGTTCATGGACCGGCTGCCGGGATATGAGCGCCTTGGGCTTCAAATCGAGGTCATCGGCGATGGCCTGCTGCCGGATATGTGGCGGCACCACAAGGCCGCTCCCGCCACCGTCACGCTTGAGGACAAGGAAGCGGCCAAGTACACGGCAATCTGGAAACATCCAGCCTACCGGCGGTATTCCCCCGGCGAAGAGCATGTGGGGTGGTTCGTGCAGAACTGCGGCATTGAGCCGGGCATGGGCATAATTGACTTTGGATGCGGTACCGGACGTGCTTCACGTGCTCTACAGCGCCACGGCTGCGTTGTGCTGGGCCTCGATCATGCTGCCAATTGCCTGGACGCTGACGTGCTCATCCCGTTCTGCAAAGCCAATCTTTGGGAGCTGCCCGCGCACCCGCCCGCTGACTGGGGTTACTGCTGCGACGTGATGGAGCACATTCCGCCGGAGAAAGTGGATGACGTGCTTGCGGGCATCGCCGCACGGTCGAAAACCGGCGCGTTCTTCGCCATCTCGTTCACGGCTGACAATTTCGGGAAACTCGTTGGCGAGCCGCTGCACCTGACCATCCAGCCGCTTGAATGGTGGCTTGAGGCCCTGGGCAAGTATTTTCCCAGCGTGCGTGCCGTTGGTGCAAATGAACACGGCTCCGCTTTTGTGTGCCTGAAACAGATTTCCGAAGGAGACGCGGCATGAACGACGCTCACAAAATCAGCCCGCATGACGGCTATTTTTTCGCGCAGGATTTCATTGAAAAAGACGATGACGGCCGGGAAATCCCCCGCAAGCGCACCTACAACGTCGTCGGCCGGTTCCTCGATCACGAAGTGGTGGACTGCAAAGCCACGGAGGCGGCTGCGGCTGAAGGCAAGCTGGGGCGGGTGATGCGAACGGTGCTCATCCTGTCTGAGCGCGTGCTTAGGGATGCCGCAGGTGGAGAATCGAAGGACGACACGCCGACCCGCGTAACCCCGCGCAACCAAGAGGCGCTGGCGAAGCGCTATCCAGAAGCGTGGGCGGCCTATCAGGACAGCAAAAAGCCTGCCCGTAAGCCGCGCAGCCCCAAGAAGGCCGGTGACGGCGGGGCCGACATCGTTGACCTGCAAACCGCAAGGGGCTGATCATGAGTTTGCTGAGCTGCTGCCAAACCGCCGTAGAGGAAATCGGGGAGATGGACCCGATAACCTACGTCGCGGGCAACACCGGGAACGACGCGGCGCGGCAGTTGCTCGCATTCGCCAACAAGGCGGGCCGGGAGATCGCCCGTCAATTCTCCTGGCGTGAGCTGCTGACGGAGCACACGTT